TCGACGTCCCTTCTGACCTTGTCATGACTGTTCGGCGAACGCGACCTCTACTTACGGAGCGTCATCGTGAGCTGATCGCCATGATTAAATTGAGGTTCCCCGGTGGGACGGGGGACAGCGCGACTCTTGAAGCCAAAGCTTTCTATGCTAGTAAAACGCTTGAGAGCTGGCGGGCTGGGAAAGACTGCCCCGATGGCACAGATCAGACAACCTGGAGATCGATCAGGTTGGTTGATATGCCATCGTTCATAGATAAATGTGTGCTAGCGACTACGGCACCGACGTGCGATGAGGAGCTTAATCGGCTCCACGCTAGGCTGAACCCGGCCAGCGTGCTCAGGAGACTCCGTATGGAGGCTCTTGGGCTCAACTAGGGGTGCCCAGGCGTCATACATGGGATATGCACGAAGCCGCGTAACTACGCGGCGGCAGCCGTCCGTTTCTCATGTAAGTCGTTTGGGATGTCGACTAGAATCCGACGTATGACAGTCCTCGATTGGACTGCACTCGCCGGGTTCTATGGAACTCATAATAATTCGCTTGCCAACCTCAAGCGCGGGATCATGGAGCGTGTATTTTTGGTTAAGGACGGGGCCGGACTCAAGCCCTGCCCACAGCCAATACCGCACGTTTTTGCTAATCTCAGGTCTTTTCGTACCAAGGTGCTCTCAGGCCTTCGACCTACCGCCCCGATGACGTATCAGCAGTTTGCTGATTCATACCAGGGCCGTAAGTGGAAGGTGTATACGAGCGCAGTGGAGTCCTTACGGGTAAAGGACTTTGACGCTAGATCTGATTCAAAGATTAAAGCATTCGTCAAAGCGGAGAAAACGAACTTTGACGCCAAGCCTGACCCCGCGCCACGCATTATACAACCGCGCTCGCCGCGGTTTAATGTTGTGGTTGGCAGGTACCTGAAACCCTTGGAGCATCTACTGTACCATAGAATTGATGATGTTTTTGGGGCACCAGTCGTCGCGAAAGGTAGGAATGCCAAGCAACGAGCCAGCATGTTACGCAGTGCATGGGACAATTACGCCCGGCCAGTAGCAATCATGCTTGATGCATCACGGTTTGACCAGCACGTGAGTAAGGATGCGCTCAGATACGAGCATTCGTTCTACTTGCGCGCCTTCGGTCAACCCGCTGAGCTCCAGTCCGCACTCAGCCAGCAGCTAGAGAACAACTGCGTGGCAGTGGCGCAGGATGGAATGGCCCGGTACACAACCATGGGCTGTCGCATGAGCGGGGATATGAACACTTCTTGTGGGAATGTCCTACTGATGTGTGCAATGATGTATCACTGGATCCGAGAGATGAGGATCCGGGCCAACTTGGTAAATGATGGCGACGACTGTGTGTTAATCACGGAGCAGGAGAATCTGGTTAGCCTCCTAAACTCCTGTGGACCGTGGTTCTTACAGTATGGATTCGAGATGAGTATGGACGGTGTCACCGACATATTCGAGCGTATCGACTTCTGCCAGTGTAGACCAGTAAAGACAGCAGGAGGGTGGGTAATGTGCCGTAACCCTCACACTGCGCTTGACAAGGATCTGCTCTGTGTCCGACCACTCAATGAAGTTGAGTGGTCGAGACAGTGTTCAGCAGTCGCCGCTTGCGGACTCGCAATCTCGAGCGGGCTTCCGGTTTTCCAACCCTTTTACAGGTGGATGGATACTGGAAGAACGGACTATGAAGCTCACATGAGTGGTGGGCTGAAGTTCCTAGCCGTGTCCATGCGACATGAGGAATTGCCCATCACCGATGAATGCCGAGTCTCCTTCTATAAGGCGTGGGACCTTACCCCACAAGAGCAACGTGCTCTTGAGGAGCGGTATGAAACACGCAACCGACCGGGCTGGTCGGCCCCAGTGAAATTCTCCAGAATTTCACGAAAAGCCCTGCCTACGAGGTGTTAACGATTGAGGATATTGGTTTCTACGCGTTTATCGTCGCACTAGTACAAACTTGGATCGAAGCACTTCTGATTACGTTAGCCTTCATTGCCTACCATGCCAAAACGCGCAAGGAACGGAAAGACGAAGACTACGAATCGTAAGCGGAAGAACAATGCCCTCACGATGTCCAACCCGAGCTTTCTCAACAACAGCAATCGCTCTATCCCGCGACCGCCACGGCGCAACGCAGCTCTACGGTCGCGGTCAGACAAGGAGCGACTCTGTCAGTTGGTCTGCTCGCAGGTTGACCCGTTTTGTGCTGCTGCGTGCGGCGCCAAGCGCGTTGATCAGAGTCAAACACCAAGCATTGCTCTGTCGTTCCGTGCGAACGTCAGTGTCCAACAAGCCGCTTCCACGTCTACTGGAACCGCTGCAACGCAGTTTAAGGCTTGTCTCGCAGAACTATTTCGAACGACTTCCACAACTGCCGGCAACGAAATTACCTCGTTTTCAGCTTGGCAAGCAGTCCCCGGTTACAATGCTACAACCTTCAGCGGGTATCGAATCACCAGCTGGGGCGTGCATATGTATACTGTTTCCACCCCGAGCACAGCCGACGGGGTCACAGTGCTGCTTGAGCATATGGGTGCGCCCCCGGGCACCCCAGATATGTCGAGCACCCTCTACACGAAAGCCCAGCGTGACACCCGGTACAACTCCGAGTTCACCTGGACCGCAAAGGCAGAGGGAGATGAAGTCAAAATCTACAAAGACATCAGTAGCACAGACCCCGGCGGATGGCCTTCAGTTACTTGCGGAGGTCATTGGATGACAGCGGTGGATGGCGAGACTGTTGCTTGTGTCGAAGCCGTGCTCAACTGTGAGATGCACGTCAACGCCGAACAAATCTGGACTGGAGCGATGGGAAAGCCCAGCCAGTCGAGCGAGGCGGCAGAGACGCTTGTGGCCAATGTGAACCGGGATATACCCAGTATGACGGTTGGAAAACCCGAACAGCATTCTGCTATTGTGAAGCAGACAGCCTGGGATCATATTGAACGGTTCATTGACGCCGCAGCGCCATATGCCATCGATGCCTTGCTCGCACTCTTGTAGGCCCATTCTGGAATGCCGGTCGAACGCAATCGCGTCGCGGCTCAGGCTAATTGCCTCCGTGGCTGGTGATCACGGTTAAAGAAAAGAAAACATCAGATATAGTAGAAAACAAAAGTCGAGCTTGTCCCTCCGTAAAAGGACTGTGACGCACCCTGATCATGGTGTAGTAACAAATCTGATCATCACCACCTCTTCCTACTCGCTCTATGCTTCATAAAACTCAGGAACCATCAGCCGGATGTAAAACGGCACGGAATCTCTCCGAAATCCTTATTATAAGGTGGGGGGGGGGATTCCAGGGAGCAATCCCAGGACGGATATGGTAGTCGC